GCGAAAGCTGGCAGAAACACACACAGACGCGGGGACAAGGCCCGGTCTGGTATCAATAATAAATTCCAAATCCTTGCGGAACCTGAGGCGAAGAAGCCTACCTTGGGTTCGCAGAAGAATAAGGCTGAGTCTTTAGAGCTCACTAAGGAGGTCATCGTGCGTGAACACGGCGACTTTGTTTGTGTAGGACGATATTTCAGTTCGAACAAACCATGCTTAGTGGAAGACTACAAAAAGGTGGTCAAAATGACCGAGAGGATATACGAGCTCTTGCATATCTATGGCCTAAAGCGCCATACCGATTCATCTGAACATGCTAAATTTTGCATAGTCTCTGATAAACCTGAATTACAGGATGCATTCAATGGAAGTAACACGTTTTTATGTGACCCAATGAAATGCCAGGGATGTTATAATCGGCTCTTTAAAAAACGAAAGACTAAATTCATTATAAAATGTTGTGAATATGTCTCTCTTAATGGGTCGGGGTCTTGGATTAAATATTTTAAGTGGTTATCATGCGCATTATTTGCCTTCTACCATATCCAAGATATACCCCCTTTCCCAGGGAAACCAGCTTCGGTGCATCAAACAAGGCCCGATGTCCTTATAGGAGGACACGTTAATAAGTATATAACGAGCCTATTTAAAAATGCGAAATTGAATTTGTTTTATTCTTTTATGCATAGTTTCCTTTTTATAAAACAAGGTGCTCCGACAGCAAATAAAGCTTTAATTATGTCGGCGATTCAAAATACAGTTCGTACCCTAACTTCAGAGCCAATCCAGATTGATGATTTCGAATTAGAAGAGTTTCACCTCTTTAAGTTCGAGAAATTTTGTTCGGGGGCTTGGGATGAAAAGTCGGGTCTCGCTTCGGATGTTCAACTGATTCAGAATAAATTTTATCATCCTATTAATAAGGATGTGATTAAAAATCAGTTAAGAAGGACCGTTAAGGAGATTTTTGAACGTGAACACCTATCATACTCTGATATAGTGGAACCTTATTTCCCATCTACAAAAGCGAATGTTACACATTCTCGTGGCTGTTTCGGCCAGGCGGGTGTTATAATGGAACAATTGGGAAAAGGAACTGAAAAATTCCAAGAATACCGTGATATATTAGCAGGTTCTTCAAAACTTGGTGAATCTAAAACTGTCCTTAATGGACCCCTTGTCCGCTTTAATTTTAGCGATACAATAGTTGACTATAAGTTATCTGATTGTAAAGGACATACGAGAGAAGAAGAACAAATTGATTTAGATATTGAATACCTAGCTGGAATAGACCAGAAAAAAAATTCAATTTGTGCTGATATAGATTTTACGGCTATAAGGAGATGTTATGAGAGACTTTACTGGAATGAATGGGAAATGGCCAAGACGGAACCTCCGTATGTTCAGGCAGTTGGACTTCCTGAACCGTTTAAGGTTCGTGTTATATCAAAGGGCCCCCCTCATAAATATTTTTGTCTTAAACCGGTTCAGAAATTTCTCTGGGCTGCTATGCAGACAGTTAATTGCTTTGAGCTAACTGGAAAACCAGTTTCTGAATTGATAATTAATACGGTTTTTAAAGACGTTCCAGAAGATCACGAAATTGTTTCCGGTGATTATAAGGCATCAACTGATAATTTACACAGTTGGGTTTCAGAAACCATAAATGAAAGTTTATGGGAAATTTTAAAGGAAAAATTCCCTAAGGGAGACTTAGAACTCCTCCCGGATGGATTTTTTTCCGATATGGAAGAAATGGTGAAAACCTGCCTAACCGGTCATATTTTTATTAATGACTCGACTGATACTAAAGAAAGAGAGAGCTTGCCTCGTCTGAAAGACGAATTTGGAAACATACCAAAATTCCTAAAACAAAAGGAAGGCCAATTAATGGGCTCGATAATTTCTTTTCCTTTCCTCTGTATAGCGAATGCTGCAATTTGTAGATATTCAATGGAATTATCTGATGCAAAGACATATCGCTTAAGAGACCTCCCTCTACGAATAAATGGGGATGACTGTGTTTTTCATGGTCATGAGGCAAGGATACGAGAGTATTGGGAGAAGATAAGTCACTTTTGTGGCTTAGAGTCTTCAATAGGGAAAACTTACTTCTCTAAACGTTTTTTAGTAATAAATTCGGCTCTGTTCGATAAGAACGATCAGGGATCCTGGACGGAGAGAAAACACCTTTATTTAGGTTTATTATATGGACAATCGAAGTCCGGTTTAAAGTCACAGGAAAAACCTTTGCACACTTTAGGTGCTGTCCATCGAGATTTGATGAAAACCTGCCCAGTAGAATTTGCTGGTGTAAAGGTCAGTTTCAATGCTCATCAATCGTTCATCAAAATACATAAAGAAAAATTGGATTTAGTTCCGAGGATGACGAAATCTCTGAGTGAATCTTCCCACTGGTATATGCCAGAATGGCTTGGAGGCATAGGTCTTGATGACCGCTTCCATATACATAGCTCTAAGGATAGAGCTCTTGCATTTTGGGTAAGGAAACAAATGGACATTGATCCTGAATTAAGACCAAGACATTGTAAAGATGCTGAAGTTTGGAAACTGCACAAGGCAGTTTTCTCTTATTACTTAGATCTTGTCGCTTGGGTCGGGGAGCCATATCATAAATTGATGTTAACTGTTGATAGTCTAGATCAGTGGAAGCATATAATAACTCACCCTGAACTACATAGTTCAGAGTTTAATGCTGTTTTTCAGCCCGTTGAGAATGCCTATAGAACTGTCTATAAAATGTTAACAATTTGTTTACTTTTCGACGAAAAAGTTCCTGAGATTGAGCTGTGTGAAAACATAGTTCTAGACCAGAAGAAACTGGATTATAGGAACTTCTCAGAGCAACTCAAAGTACATAAACACAATGTAGATCTTTGGAAAATTGCTGAGGAGGATTTGCGTTCAGGAGTCCTATTTAAAAATAATTGGAATGGCGTCGTTAATATGATCGACCCATTGGACTTGATTCCTGACACAACGAAAAGATATTTACCTCTTATAGAAAGGAGGATTAAGGGTCCAATCAGACCTTTTAATGGCCACAAAATTAAGTGGTCGACGTGAATGGCATGGCTATCCTATCATACTGCCTTTAAGGTGGATGAAGATTTGAATATTAACCATGGAAACCTGTTGAGACAAAGCTCTGTAAAGAATACCTATAGGGTATCGTCCCATTCGGGGTCGGAGTGCACTGTTTTTATTATAGGTGGC